CAACCCGGCCTCGCGCGCGATGTCGGCGAGAGTCGGCGGCAGATAGGCGAAGGCGCCGTCGGAATCGCTCATGGCGCCTCCCGCGAGAACATCCCGGCCTGATCGCCCCAATGGCTCCACAGCGCGCCGCCGCCGCTGCGTGAGAACATGCTGAGCTTGCGCACGCGCGGGAACATGCGGTCGAGCATGTCGTAGCACTCGTCCGGCTTGCGCGAATGCTCGCGCACCGGCGAGATGATGAGATTGCGCTCCGAGCGCGAGACGATCTTCGGCCGCCCGATCGCGCCGAAGAGCAGGAATTCGGCGGCGCTGCGCATCCAGTAGCCATGGCCGAAGGCGAGCTTGGCCGCCTCCAGATCGGCTGCGCTGGAATTCTTCGAGAGCTTTCCCCACGCGAGCGCGGATTTATATTCGAATCCCCAGCGCTTCATCAGGTCGATCGAGAAATCGAGATTGGTCTGCGTCGCCCACATGGCCAGCGCGCAATGCGGTGCGGCGAGGCGATGCACGGGCAGGCGCAGAAGGTCCGCCTTGCTCATGGTGCGATAGGGCGGCGCCTTCTTGTTCCCCCGATCGCTATGCGTGACGAAGGTCGTGGCCGGATCGGCCTCGATCAGCCCGAAGGAATGCGGCTCGAGATCGCCGAAGGGCCACTCTTCGCTCATGGCTTATCCTTCGGCGTGAGCACGGTGACGACGGACTGCCCGACGACGCGCATGCGCAGGCCGTCGCTGTTGATGACGTAGCTGCCGCCCCCGATCCTCTCGGCGGCCTCGTGCGCGCGCAGCGCGCGGCCGAGCAGCTCGCCGCGCAGCGCCTCGACGTCGACGCCATGAATGCGCTCGATGTAGCGGAGCACGGCATGGTCGGTGACATGCAGCTTCACGCCCGCCCTCCCTTCTCCGCCCGCGCCCGATTCAGCGCGCGCTCGGCCGCGTCCGCCTTCTTCTCGGCGCGCAGATAGACGTTCCAGGCGGTGCGGGAGCGGCCCTGCTGGGCGGCGAGGTCGGACATGGCGTCGCGGAACGCTTCGCCCTTCCACCCGTCTCCTTCGCCCAGCCGCTTCGTCATCCTGGTCATCTCCAGCGCCCGCTCCGATTCCGCGCGATAGCGCGCGAAGGCTTCGTCCGACCGGCGCCGCGCGACATCGACGCGGGCCTGCAGCACGTCGATCTCGGACGGACGATGCAGACGCGCCAGCGCCTCCAATTCGTCGCGATCGAGATCGGCGAGCGGGATCATGTCACCGGCTTTCCCGTCTGCCGGTCGACGATCACGCATCGCGTCACGTCGCCGCGCCGGAGCCAGACGGCGCGCATCTCGCGCGCGCCCTTCACCGACTCGGCATAGCCGAGCGGGCGCTCGTCCTCGGGTCGCTCGCCATCGAGATAGAAACGCACCTCGAAGCGCTGGCCCTTGTCGCCGACGCGATGCGGAGGAAGGGTCACTTCCGCCTCCACATGTCTTCGAAGGCGCCTTGAAAGCGCGTCACGGCGCCCTTGCAGCGCAGGGCGATCAGCGAATTGTCCTGCCGCGTGAGGCCCGAATGCGAGAAATTGGCCGAGCCGTCGCGCAGCAGCGCGCCGTCGACGACATAGGCCTTGTCGTGCATGAAGGGCGCGGGGTCGCCCTTGAACCGCACCTCGACATTCATGCGCGCGACGAGCCGGTCATAGACCTTGCCGAGCGGAGCCGGCATGGGCTGCGCGTTGACGCCGCCGGCGTCGCGATAGAGCCGGATGACGACGCCCCGCGCCGCCGCCGCATCCAGCGCCTCGACGATGCGGATGTCGGTGAGCACATAGGCGGCGAAGTCGATGCGCGTCTTCGCGCTGGCGATGAGCGCCACGTCGATGGATTCGAGATCGTCGGCCGGCGCATAGGCCAGCCGTTCGAGCACGCAACTCTCGGCGGCCGGGGCGGGCAGCGCGCATTCGAGCGCCGCCGCGAGGGCGATGAAGGGGAGAAGGGCGCGGGTCATTGAGCTTCCTGCTGTGCAGGAGAGGCCCTCAGTGACTTCCACTTGATCCTTCCGCAGAGGCGGTCCGTTCCAGGCGTCTTATGCCACCGCGTCTCTTTCGGGAGCATGTATTCCACTGCGTCGCACAGCACCTCGTCCGGGACATGAGCTTCGGCAACAACTTCGACAACGATTTTCATGGTCTTTTTCTTCATCGTCTCACTTCCCCCTGTTGCAGTTCGGGCAGAGCGGGCCGTTGATCCAGTCGGCCTGCTAGCAAACGACCCAGCCGCTCTCGCGCTGGCATTTGCCGCATTGGAACAGCGCGATCGGCTTCCCGTCCGTCCCGCGCCAACCCGCATCGCGAAACGACATGCGCTGCGGCGGCTTTTTGCGGCCGGGAAAGAGATCGAGCTGCTCGGCGGCGCCGGTCATTGTGCGTCGAGTTCCGCTAGCCTTGCCCGGCCCGCATCGGTGATACGAAGCTGTCTCGAATATGGCGTCACGGACGTGGAAGTTTCAGCCAACCCCTCGCGATAGAGTCGGTTGCGAACGCCCGGATTGATCCGGTGAGCCGCAATCGAATCCTTCGCGAGTAGCCGCAACACCTCGATCGCATGCGCCGACAGCGGATGGGTCTTCGTTCCGTTGAGCGGTTGGATCGCCATCACGCCGCCCTCCGCTTTCTCGCGCTCGCCTTCACGCGCATGCGCTTGCCGGCGGCGGCGGCCATCTTGTCCCAGTCCTCGCCCGCATAGGCGTCCTCGTCCGCGAGCTTCACGTGGCCGCGCGCATAGGCCCAGCGCACGAAGAGCGAGGGCCATTCCTGCTCGAAGCTCACGCCGTCGCGGAGCGAGAAGAACCCGCCCTCCACCATGCGGCGGCAGCAGGCCTTCGCCACGGCGCGCTTGGCGGCGATGAGATGCTCCTCCTTCGACTTCTTGCCCTTCTCGGGCCACACGACGCCGCCGCGCTTGGCGAGGATGTCCTTCAGCGCCTCGATGGCCTTCAGCGCGTCGGTGTGCTGGGTGAGGAATCGCGCATGCGCGATTCCGGTCTGCCGCTCGACAAAGGCCATCGAGGCGCTGTCATGCGGGCGGTCGAAGAGGCCGAGATGATAGGCCGAGAGCCACAGCGCCCGCAGGATCGGCGCATATTTGCCCTCGGCCCGCGAGGCGCGCGTCGCGCCGGCGGCTTCGCCCGCGAGCAGCCGCAGCTCCCTGATCAGCGCCTCGGCCTGGTCGTGGCCGAGCGCGCGCGAGCTGGTCACGCCGAAGCGCGCATCGAGGAGCCCGCGATAGGCCTCGTCGTCGAAGCCGGCGATGTTCTTCTTCGTCGCATGGATGATGCGGGTCTGGGCGGAGGTGGTCATTCAACAATCTCCAAATCCATCGGAGAAACTTGCTTGAGCAACAGGCGCACGCCGCAGCATGAGCAGGGCTCTCCCCTGATTTCGAAGCCTTTGAGCTTGCGCACGATGACGGCGCGGGCGCCGGCCGGGTAGATGGCTCCCCCGTTTGTCGCGATCGGCCGCAGGAGAGAGACCGTCTTGCCCTTCCAGCGGCTCTCCGGAAGACGGCGATATTCGCTGAGCGTGATCACGCCGCGACCTCCAATCCGAAGCGCCTCGCCATCAGACGGCGATAGCCCTCGGCGTTCGGGAATGTGTGGAAGGCCACGGGCTCCTTGCCCTTGCAGCAGGTGCGCCACTGGCCCTTTTCGGCGCCTTCGTCGACGACATATGCCTCGACGACGAAGATGAGATCGACGAACTGCGTCTCGACGCATTCGCCCTCGCAGAGCATGCGCTTGGCCTGCACGCGGGTGTCGGTGATGGTGAAGAGGCTCATGACGCGGCTCCTTCCTCGCGGATCGCCGCCTCTCCGGTCGGCGTGAGCTTCCAGCCGTGGCTCGCGTATTCGACGAGGCCGCGCTCCATGAGCACGTCCATCATCTGGTTGACCTTGCCGTTTTGCCGCGTGGCCCGACGGTCATAGGGACTCCCGTTGGCCTTGATGCTTTCGAGCGCACGGCGCTGGGAAGGCGTGAGTTTCTCCATCACTGCTCCCCCTCACGCATTGGCCAGATCGATGGTCACCGGGCGCCAGTCGCCGTCCGGCGCGTCGCGCTCGAAGAAGCGGATATATTCGCGCGAGCCGATGGGGCGGATGGAATCCCGCACGGCCTGCATGGCGCGGTTCCAGCGCTCGTCCGCGATCTCGATGCGCAGGAGCTGGAAAATCTCGGCGCGGTTGATCTTGCCTTCCTTGTCGACCTGGAAGGCACGGGTAATGATGGCGCGCAGCTCGTCGCGCGAATCCGCCGACCATTCGATCAGGCATTCGTCGACCAGCTTCTTGGCCGATTGCAGCTCGGGCCCGAAATCGAGCAGGTCCTGCACCTGCACCTTCACCTGCATGAGCCCGTCATAGGTGGTGAGGGTGACGTTGCCCTTCTTGCCGCCCGCCTTCGCGCCATACTGCTCGTCGAGCAGCGCCTGCAGCGCGCCGATATCGGCGACGGTATTGCCGCGAAAGCGCGTGATCTGCGCATTGAGGTCGCGCGCGAAGCCCATGATCTTGCGCACCGTGTCGTCGATGAGCAGGTCCTGCGGCTTGATGGCGGTCTCCGGCACAAAGGCGCCGCGCGCATCCTGCCGGTGCGGCTTGCCGTTGATCTCGTGGATATGGTCAGACATTGGCGGTCTCCTTCGATTTCAAAAACTCGTCGGCGAGCGCCGTCACGGCGGCCCGATAACGTTCGGTCGCGTCGCGTTCGGCGGCCGTGTATTCGGCGCGGGTCATCGCGTCATGGGCGGCAACGAGCGCATCGACCGCGTCGCTCTCGCCATGGCGCCAGCGCAGCTTCTCGATCAGACCGTCGCGCGCGGCACGCAGATTGATCGACGGCTTCGAGCGCAGCATCGCTTCGACGCCGACGAAATCGTGCACGAGGCCGAAGAGCAGCTCCGGCGGCGCCGGGACCATCACGGGCTCCGGCGCGATTCCGCGCGCGGCCAAGTCCGCCAGCGCCGCTTCGCGCGCCGCCGCGTCCTCTTCCTGCGCCAGCAGCGCGTCGGCGAGTTCGAGAACGGCGTCGGGGGGCAGGCGCAGGGCGCCATTGCGGCCTTTCGCCAGCACGCGCCGCGCGATCTCGACGGGCGAGACGGGCTCCGGCGGCTCGGGGAGGACGCCGCGTCCGCGCAACTGCGCCAGAGCGAACGCCGCGCTTTCGAGCGAGAGCACGTCCTCGGCGAGCTTCGCGTCTGTTTCGAGCGCGGCCGTGATCTTTCGCGCGCCATGCAGCACGGTCGTGTGATCGCGCCCGCCCAGCGCCTCGCCGATCTGCGGCAGGCTGCGCTCGGTGATCTTGGCCGCGAGATACATGGCGATCTGGCGCGGCATGACGACTTTGACCGTGCGGCGATGCGAGCGCAGATCGATATGCGAGCATTGGAAATGCTCGCAGACGACGTCGATCACGTCGGCGATGTGGACGCCGGCCCTCATGCCGCGTCTCCGTCGCTCGTCGCCTCGGCCGCGCGGCGCTCGGCGGACCAGTCCTGCTCGTCGGCGAGGATCGCGCGCAGGTCGATCACCTTGCCGTCCGCGACGCCTTCCCGGATCGCGATGTTATGCCGCGTCCGCCCGACATAATCGGGGATGGTCAGCGCCTCGATGCGGCAGTCGGCGGCGGCGAGGCGCGATTGCGCGAGCGCCGCTTCCTCCTCCAGCGTGCGCGCCTGGATCGCGAACATGCGGATCGACGCCGAAAGCATCGTCGCCATGACGGCGATTCCCTCGGGCGTCCATTCGAAATGATCCAGCCCGCCGAACTCGAGTTCATTGGCGAAGCGGGTCAGCTCCTCGGAGAGGAGCGGGGCGGAGATGGCGTCAACCATGGACCCCTCCATTTTTCGGATGGTATCCGCAGCGCTGGCACGCCTCCCAGCGCGCGACGGCGCTGCGCGGGCTCGTGGGAATCGGGCGGGCGCGGAAGTCGCGGCATTCGGGCTGCGAGACCTCGCGAGAGAGCGCCGGGCAACCGTGGCGGCCCTGCAGCGTCTCGATGATGGCGGCGCGCAGATGCCGCGCATCGCCGGGATATTTGCCCGCCAGCGCCATGGAGACGCTCGGGCGCTTGTAGCCGAGCTGGCGCGCCACGGCGGCGATGGAGGAGGACTCGACCGCCGCCTTCAGCAGGCGATGCGCGAGCGGATCGAGCTGGGAATTCACGCCGGCTTCTTGCACGGGACGCGCTCCTTGCTGTTGTGGTCGAAGATGGATTGGCTGTCCTGCGCGACGGCGGGGGCGATCTCGCCCGTGTCCTTCTCCAGCCGGTAGACGATGAGCCCGTTGGAGGACGGCGCCTGCCCCGCGAGCGAGCGCTCGGCGCGCGTCGAGAGATAGCCGGCGAGGAGCAGCGACTTGCAGTAGCGACGGAGATTGCTCTTTGGCTCCTTCTCGCCCCCGCGCGCGGCGAGGGTCACGAGATCATCCATCGTGAAACGCCTCTTGATCCGCATCGCGTTCCAGGCGCGCTGGCGCAGGCGGTTCGACTTCGGGCCCATCGGCCTCGTGCGCTTGCCGCGCGGGCCCGGACGGAAGGGCTGCTTGGCGGCGAGCTCGCTCTTGCCCGCCTGCGTGAGGCGAAAGCATCCGCGTTCGGTGCGCTCGGCGAAGCCCCGCATCACGAGGCGGCCCAGCGTCTCGTTCACCTGCTTGCGCGGCGTCTCGGGCAGCGCGCGCGCAATGTCGTCGGTGACGCGGCAGGCGTCGCCGATCGCCTTCGCGACGGCGACGGAGACGGAGACGTTGCCCTGGCGCGGGGTCATTGCGGCTCTCCAAGGCCCATCATCAGCCGGACGCGCGAGAGCGCATATGTGGCGACGACCTCCCGTTTGTCGTCCAGCGTGATGCGCGCGATCGTGGTGTTGATGACCGCCGTTGCGCAGGCGCAGGCCGCATGAAGAACGTCCAGCAACTCCTCTTGCGGACACTCGGACAGCTCTTCGATCAACAGGCCGTCGAACGTATCGAGCATCGGCCCGCAGATGCGCTCGCTGATCGCTTCGAGTTTGTCGGCGTGATCGCCCATCTCACAGCCCTCCCGGAACGCGGATGGCCTGCCCGGTGCGGCGGTCATTGATCAGCGGCTGGCCGGCGAGCGCGGCGAGCGTCACGGGCTTCTGAGCCCCGCAGCCATTTCGCCGCCCGAAGGCCTCGATGGCGGCGATCGCCTCCTTGATCTCGCGATTGCGTCCGAGCGTGACGCGATGGGTGAAGTCGATCAGCGCGTCGTCGGCGGGATAGTCGCAGAGCGCCGAGAACATCTTGCGCACGTCGTCGAGCGAGGCCGGCTCGAATTTCGCGTAGCGCGAGACGCGGCTGGCGATCTGCGGAAAGCGCGTGAGATTGTCGCGCAGCCGCCCCATGCCCACGAGCACGAAGACGATGTCGCCATTGTCCGAGAGGTCGCGGATCGACTCCATGATCTTGCCGTTGCGCGAGACATGATCAGCCTCGTCGATGACGACGGCGAAAGCCTGCTTCTGCATCTCGGCATGCATGCGGCGGTCGCAGAGTTCGCGCAGGGCCTGGGCGTATTTCTTCTCCAGCGAATAGCCCGGCGCCACGTTGAGCACGCGCAGCAGATCGTTGAAGAACCAGGCCGGCGT